CCGTAAGTTTGCTGCACGCTTCCTGATGGAAGAATACGACAAAACCGGTATCTCTATTGAAGATTTGGTTTCTATGATCGCTTTTGTTCCGAAAGGAATAGATAGTAAGCGTATCATAGGGCAAGAACCGACTGCGTGTGTCTTTATACAGCAAGCGTTTTTCTATGCGTGTGATAAGTTTTTTGATTCACACAAAGAGTTAGGCGTTAGCTTACACGATCAGAGTAAGTCACGAGAGTTAGCCTTGTGGGCTTCGTATGGACATGACTATGCAACCATTGATCTATCGGCTGCATCAGATTCTGTCACATACACTCTTGTGAAACATCTGTTCGACGGACATCCCATATGGGAGTTCTTTGAGGCTATTCGTAGTCGTACTGGAGTGTTGCCAGATGATAGTCAAATTGACGAAAAGTGGAGAGGAAAATACATACCTTTGGAGAAATTCATGGGTATGGGATCACCATCTACATTTCCTGTAGAATGTTGGATCTTCTCTGCTATCATTAGACTGGCAATGAAGCATTGTGGTGTAAACGATTACTTTGTCGTTTATGGAGATGATATGATCGTGTCTAAGAGATGTGAAAAGGAAGTAATTTCTATCCTTAGCTCTCTCAACTTTAAGGTTAACCTTGATAAATCCTTCCTCTCTGAGGAATGGTTCAAGGAATCTTGCGGTATCGAGGCTTTCAACTTCAAAGATGTCAGTCCTTGTCGTATCTCCAGAAGATATGACGCTTTTGAACTGATTAAGTTAGAAGAAAGTCGCCGTCATCGCAGAAAAGCAAAATCTGCTAAGCGATCTAACATCAACCCAAAAGTAGTTGGCATTATTGAGATGCGCAACACTATCTGGAAACATGGATACAGAACTGTATCTAAGTACTTTGATAACAAGTTATTGAAGTATTACCCATTGTTACTGTTCGTAGACAATGAGAATCAATTTGGTCTGCTGTCAAAAGCACCAAAGAATATTCATATCGTTGATCGTCAGAACGTTGGGAAGCGCTGTATGAGATATAATAACTCACTACAGTGTACAGAAGTGTTGACTTACAATCTATCTGTAAGAAAAGAGAAGCATCTGAGTCACGATCTAATCTATCGTGAGTGGCTCCGTCAATCCTACTTCCACCCGGAAAGAGAGATAAGACCTACCTATATCATTACAATTAGAAATGGTAAGGTTATCCATCAAAGGGCTTCATCGATCTACTTGGGATCCACTAAAGACGTTTATGGTCGTGTCACCTGGG